ATGAGGCCGAGGCCGAATGCGAAGCCTGCAGCGCCTAATCTTTAGGAACTTCCCCCAGCATATCCGCCAGTGATGGCGCGAATATTCTAACATCACGTCTGATGTGTTCATCTTTTGTTGCTGTGGCAGGATTATCAACATCGCTTTTCATTGCATCTTCTGAATCATATTCCTCCCCTGTTACTGTATTGGTAAGGGTGGTTTCACTTTTACATTTATAGTGTGGAATTCTTCGTCCATCCAATGTATCCATGTGTCCTAAAAGTTCTGCCGGTTCTACTATTTTAGCCATTTAATTTAATTTCCTTTGTATTTCAGCGTTGAAACTTAACATAATTCTATCCTCTTTTGAATTATTAATTTCCACTAGAGTGCTCCTTTTGTTGTTTCTAAAAAGCTCATTGTGATGTGAAGCTCATTGGCCGCGTTCGCCGTTATTTTAATCAAGTCCGATTCCTCCAGAACCAGAGGCTGTGACAGAACTTCATAGGTCGTGTCGGTGGTAATAGTCTTAGTGTTGGTAATTTTATAAGTTGCCGAAGCGCTGCTGTCCGTCCATTCTATGGTATACTCTGTCGTATTTCCAGAATCATTGCATATGATGATGGATTTAATTACAGCCGTGGTTGGAAAAACAGGGGGTAAAGCCCCTGGAGCTGCCGTTGGAACAGTGTAAATTGTTGTTGGATCTGTTGTTGTTAAATCAACACCGGCGTTTTTAAAGGTATCAGCCAAGGAACCAGCTCCTTCCACTGCCTTGTTCTTCTATGTCTCGTGCATACGAAGTATTAAGCAAAAGAATAATCTGCTCCAGGAGACGAATCATTTGATCAAACTGAGCTGCGGAATATTCAGATGTTGCATTGGGTAACCGTGTGATTGTAAGTTTAGCCATTATCTTCTCCCGTCTGGTCTTAGTTGCAGCTTCATGGAACCTAGTCTCCAGTTCGTGTCATCCACAGTATTGGATACAAAAGCGAGGTTCACGGATCGTCCTCTTCCTCGTATGTCAATTTTCTGCGTTGAAGATGTCACGTTTCCTGTTGTTGTTACATTAGCTGCTGACTGTGGGTATTGCTCCAAAGTCAAGGTGACAGCAACATTGTTTGTCAGATTAGTGAAGTCAGGAACGAATTTACTGACGGACATGAGATTGTCTCCCGAGGCGATTTCAATGGATCCTGAAGTCAGGCTTGCGCTGATCGCCGTGCCGTCCGCTTGATTGTTTCCTTTCTCGTGTTCGTAGACATAGGAGGCTCCCGCCGTCAGACCTAGAATGGTCGCGGAATTAGCCGTTAAAGTCGTACTATATTGAGTGGCGATAGGCTGTTCATATATTTCTGCGGCTAACCAACTAGTACGATCTAAAGTAATAGTATACCAGGTATTTTCCAGATAATTATAGACCACTCCTCTGTCAATTTGCGTAGCACTAGCAGTGGCATAGTACCAAATAATTTCATTGAACTCGCTGTTCAGTCCGCATGCAATGTCATTTCTATTAGTGAAACTAATGTCATCAAACACAAAATCCTGTACGGAACACGGCATTTTTTTAACCACACCATCATACATGTAAAAGGAATTCTCTCCCATCCAGTAGGCTTTACCGTTTACATCTATGCAGGCATGCTGAGCGATTAATCCGCAGTTAGCCCCTAATTGACGTTGTCCGAAAGTATAAGGAGTTCCAACAAATTGAATACCGTGCAAGGATTTATCCGTCCACACAAGTATTTGTCCTGTTGATTTAACCGCGCCTATAATACGCGATCCATCCGCAATACGAAGAGATCCCGCTTCATTCGTCGCCACGGGAGTCCAGTCCGTCAAATCTTCCCTGTCCGACCATCTAAAAAATAAATCATCCTGCGTGGCTGTGTTTCCAATCGTTGTCTCTGTCCCTAAACAAAACAAATGTCTTGTATCAGCGGACACTAGACTGAACCGTGAGGTTGTAGGAGCGTTTGTAACGATTGCCGCCCTGTTAGAGACACCGCCTGAAAGATCCCATTTATAAGTTCCACCGTTAATGACTGTTGCGATCAAATCTTCGCCGAAGTTATCAAGTGACCAGTTTCTTGCATAAATCACCACGCTTGATGATGAACGAGCCGTTCCCCATGTACTTGCCCCCCATGTGGATGTGCCCCATCCATATCCAAAAGTGGATGTCGCTTCTCCAATGGAGAGCTGATAATTGGCGTTTCCTGTTCCTCCCCCGCCTGCCGTGGATCCAGAGGCCGTACTCGTATGAGTGACGGTATAGTTATCTGAATCCGTGATGGTGGTAATCTCAAATTCATTGTTCATATCCAAGCCGTCAATGGCGGAGAATGAATCAAAGGTCACAAAATCTCCAGCTGCAGCGTCGTGCGCCGTATCCGCTACGGAAACAGTTGTCGTGCCGTTGGTTGTGAAAGGATTAGTCAATGAGTCTGGTCCTGATCGTATGGGAGTGATATCATTGAATATTCCTCCAACAAAAACATAGAGTTTCCTGTCGGTTCCCAAGGCGAGATGTCTTGTTCCGTCCAGACTGATCCAGGCATGCGTATCGCGGACCACGCCCACCACTGTTGTATTGGGATTGGGAAGATAACCCCATCCGTTCCATCTTTCTGGTTTTCCGTAGTGAAAACGCACAAAATCAGAATCAATGTAGCGCCGGTCGTCTCCCGCCGCGTAAGGTGAGTCCTGTTTATCTATTCCTGGTTGAAATTTTAAATCGGTCAGTTCCATAAGATTATATAATAAATTACTTCCTCGTCCGTGGCAAGAATTGAGTGCCTACATTTCCTCTAAAGGCGTAGGTTCCATAATGCGTTAATCCACTCATTATGTCCGCGTAAACAGTACCCCCAATCTTCTGCCATAATCTACAGAATGCATAGTCCTCTGACAAGTATCTTTTTGAATCTGGATCAATCATCGTGTCGAAAAAGGCGTAGTTCCAGTCAGATGTGTCGTGACCTTTAAATTTGTCTTCGTGAGGCTGTCCCAGGTGTTGATCATTGGAAAACTTAAGATCAGGATAGGCCATTTTCATTTTATTAAACACATTTCTTTTAATGAGCATAAATCCCGTTGGAGCGTCCATCACTTCAATAAATCCCCTTTGCATCTCAATATGCTCAGGATTTTTGACATTTAAGTTATATTGTAAAGAAAAAGCGTGCAACTCCTCAGGAGAGATATCAGGTCTTTCTTCCATTTTCTTTTTTACCTTGCGCCAGTCAATGGCTTTGCGAGGATAAATAGAGGCCACCACTTCCTTATCCATATCCAGCATTCGAAAGATTGTTTTAGGCTCAAAACCAATATCCGCGTCAATGAACATTAAATGCGTATATTCTTTCTCATCGTCCATAAACAATTGAACCAGCGTATTACGTGCCCTGGTCACCAGTGATTCATTTCCAATGGTGGCAAACTGTAATCCTATTCGTTTTTGTATGCACTCAGCCATCAATCCCATGCAACTTTCAAAATAATTAGTTGTCAGCATTCCTCCGTAACAAGGAGTGGCAACGAATACTCTTATGGGAGGAAGAGTCGTATTGTCATCTGATTTAGTTTTAAGAATTTCATCTTTCATTTCTTCATATTATCAATCAACCACTCTTTTAATTCTGATCGCGTTAGTATTTCCGTTAAAAAATTAGCCACAGAGTTCACCAGAGTTTCCTCTTCTTTATCCTTGAGATGATATTGATAGTAACCCACATGCAACATTTCATGCATCACCACGTTAATGGCATCTCTTCCTCCTAGATTAATTATCTCGTCGTCCAGATAAATTTTTAAGGGAGGTTTACTAACGAAAGTTCCCTGGTAGTCTGATGACTCATAGGCTACTTCGTGAGGAAGAAGAACAAGCTCCACTTCAAAAGGGCCTGCATTTACTTTCTTAGGAAGGGATACTTTTTTCACGTTTGCTTATAAAATTCTTTGTTACGTAATGTTTCAGCGTTTCCGGCTTCAGTACCTGGCTTTTTAATCAGTTCAAGATTGAAAGCAACTGATCTTCTTTCCTGTCCCTTGGTTCTAAAAGGATAGACGCCGTGTGAAAGCCAATTAGGAAATAAGAATACATCACCCACTTTAGGAGTGTACTGCAGCTTATGACCGCTGAACGTCGCCGCTTGACCGTGAAAAAAAGCTATGTCACCTACAGTTGGATAATGATCCTCTTCCTTGTATTCATGTTCCAGTCCAGGTGGAATGCGCAGATAAATGACTCCTGACAGTTGTCCTTCGTGAATGTGCATAGGATTAAAGTCTCCCGCCCATTGGCTCACGATCCACATTGATTGAATGACGAGCTTCCCTACAAACGCAGGACTGATGGTTTCATTTGCAGGGGGAATGGAGATGTAAGCCTTTACCATTTCTCCTATGTAATCAACCACAGGCTTGAATTCTTCAGTGCTCATCCACGATGGAGGAAAGCGCACTTCTTTTTTAACATTGCCCGCCAGATTAGGTGCGTGATTAAATTCTTTGGAAAGCTGTTCGCTTCCCAGCATTTTTGTCGCCTTCTTATCCAATAAATGAATAAGATCCATAGGAACTGTTCCTCTGATGACAGTAGGGCCGAACGGTCTGATTGCTTCAAATTTATGATTGAAGAGCGGTATTGATTCTGTCTTAACTTTCTTTGGCATATTTATCTATTGTCATATACCAAGAATTTGACTATAAATATAGAATAAAATTGGCTAAATTTTCAAGCGTAGCCTTCTTGCCAATAACAATCACATAAATTGCAATTAAGGAGATTATGCCAACATATGGGACTTTTTAGACGAATACGAAAACTGGTTAAAGACGTCGGTAGCGGTGCAAAGGATATTTTCGAGAACAATCCCGAAGCGTTAATGATTGCGGCAACACTATTTGGCGCACCCGCTCTTATGGGTAAAACTGGCGGCGCTGGCGCTGGCGGCGGATTTGGAGAATGGATAAAGAAGTTCGGAACCGGTATTCTTGGACAAACCCAGAAAGTAGATCCGCATAAAGGAGTAACACAGGAAGGGGGAGGAATCCTGGGCATCGGCCAGGGTCTTCTAAAGGGATTAACAGGAGGAAAAGGCATAGAAGGTAATGCAGGGCTGCTAAGTCTTATTGCATCCATCATGGCCAAAAAAGCGTTTGAGAAGGAGAAGGAAGGACCGCTTAGCAAAGAAGATCGCCTGTCCGAGATTGACTTAAAATATAACGACATAACAGGAGGACCGCAAAGAGCAACAGACCGTTTCAGGGGGCTTCATTTTGATCCTGTCACGGACACGTCTTATGACGTTAAGGAGTATGATGTCGCGGGCAATAAATATAAGGATTTCGAGGTGGATGCAGACGGGAATATTATTGATCCTAATCGTCGTCCCTCGCTCGGCATTAATGATGGGGGAATTGTAGGATTGCAGGCAGGAGGAAATCCTTTCTGGAATCGAAATCGCATGAGCGGGTCTTTGGGAGGAGGAATGCCAGGAGGAGCAGATCCTACTGTTGAAGGCATCATGGGATATAATCCTAATGTTGTCAGACGGGCGCGAGGCGGAACGACCGCTGGAGATCTGGCCGACACGCTGGAAGACAACCCAGGAATTTCTCAATTTTTTCCAAGAAAATTTGGAATGATCCACGGCCCGGGAGGACCGAAAGAAGACAAGATACCGGCGATGTTGAGTGACGGCGAATTCGTCATGACGGCAAAGGCCGTTGACAACGCGGGAGGACCGAAATCAATGTATAATCTAATGAACAGGCTGGACCCTGACTCATCTAGAGGAACAGGAATAGTATAATGCCAGAAACTTATTGGCAAGGATCGCGTGAGGCACCCTATCTAGAGGACTGGAGACGTAAGATGCTTCAGGGGGCATTTGACATGACTCAAGTGCCGGGCACTGTAACGCCTCAAGGAATTGCAGGATTTGATCCTCTTCAGACGGGAGCCATCGCTGGAACAGCTGGACTCATGGGCATTGACCCCGCAACGGGTCTTCCTACGGGGGCAGGCGCCCAGTATGATCCGGCTTTCGCCGCAGCTCAACAGGCTTTGGCTGCAGGGCAAGCCACGACAGGAGAAGGAATAGCCACAACAGGGATGGGAATTCCAGCCCTGCAAGCTGCAACACAGCAGTATGATCCAACCTCAAGTAATTATCAGGACTTTTTTAATCAATATTCCGCCGATGTAACCACGAAAGCTCTTCAACAAATGGACGACGAGGCGGCCAAAGCTAGAACAAATTTGGCTGGACAGGCACAACAAGCGGGAGCGTTCGGAGGATCACGATTCGGAGTTGAATCAGCGGAACTCGACAAGAATCTGCAAGACATTAAATCCAGGAGAATATTCCAGGATCTGGCTCAAAACTTTGAACAAGCACAGCAAAAAGCAATTGGCACTTCTGAGTCCGCAAGGGCAC